GCTGCTCGTGGAATCATCGTATGGGTGCAAGGTCCTGTGTGATGGACCCAGCACGTATGAAATGCGAAAAATACGGCGCTATTCCGAATGGCAAGCCATGCCATACCGAGAAAAAGCGCAATACGACGAGTTTCAACGCATCACTATTGTCGCGCATAATAATGAAATCCCAAAAATAATTATTGACGAAGCACTGCGCCATCATAAGCGCATTTCCGAACACAAGACGTTCAGGGGGCTTAATCGTGACGGTGTTATAGCGGCATCAGTTTACGTCGCGTGTCGAATACACAATTGCCCGAGAACCGCTAAGGAGATTGCCACCATATTCTCGCTCGATATAACGAGCGCTACGCGCGGATGTAAAAACGCACTGGTTATCATTAACGAGTTGGAATGCGATATGGTGAATTCGGATAAGACCGCATTTTGCAAGACTACGCCGAACGCATTCATAGAACGGTATTGCAGTCGGCTGAACATGAACACGGAACTCACCCAGGTGTGCCTGTTTGTCGCGTCACGTATTGAAAAGCGCCAGCTCATTCCAGAAAACACACCGCATTCCATTGCGGCAGGAATCGTGTATTTTATAGCACAGACGTGCGGACTAAATATAAGCAAGCGCGACGTGAACCGCGTGAGTGAAATAAGCGAGGTTACGATCAACAAATGCTTCAAGAAGTTGGACACTCATTTGAACGATTTGATTCCGAAATCCATCATTTCAAAATATATTTCATAGTTTTAATGATGTTTGTTTGATTGAATCTTCTAATGAGTGCCGCCGCGTTTCGTTCCACGTTTCGTTCCACGTTTCGTTCCACGTTTCGTTCCACGTTTCGTTCTGCGTTTCGTTCTGCGTTTCGTTCTGCGTTTCGTTCTGCGCTCTATGGCTTCAGGCAGTCCAAAGGATGGCAAAATTAATGCATTAAATTCATCTTTGTTTAATTGTTGAGTAGCGCTGTCAAAATTAAGTTGCAAATCGCTTCCATTATTATCGAATAAAAGAAGTTGATTAATTTTGTTTTTACCACAAGTGTCGATATCATAACTTAAAACACACGACTCGTGTATGCCGATCAATGTTTGATATATTTTTAAAACAACTTCTTGAAACGTTTCAGGTGATACATTAGGAAGTCTCGGAGCATGACGTTGATTATCGGCCCTAAACGATTGTACTGAATCATATGCTCTTGTTTTGTTTCTCTGTATTAAATTGGTTAATGTTACCAATGAATATGCCATTACTATTTTATAATTTGAAGGTATATATTTGGGATCAAATAACCAGATTGGAATGTAAGAACCAGTAAATTCAAATACAACATTTTCGTTATTTTTTGTAGCATTTGTAATATTTTCATCATTCAACTCGTTGCATGATTTAGGCAGTCCATGACATCCAGGCGACCCACGAATTGTATAATAAGCTTGACTAAATTTATCATATAATTCATCAGTCGGAGTATCATATGCTTCTTTCTCGCATTTTATAACATCAACTCTTTGTTTGCTACTGCACTTATCTAATACTTCCTGTATTATATCGCCGACAATTGCTTTATATTTCGAGTCCGTTTCAACCAAATCATCTACTAAAATTTTAACATAGGGTTGGTCATTAATTCCAAGATGGACTAATGTTTTTTCAATTAATTTAGTTTTTCCAGCACCAGTTGCGCCAGCAGTAATAATGAAATAACGACTTGCCATATATGTCTGTGTATCGTATGTATCGTATGTATATGTATATATATAATATATATAATATACGGTAATATTAAAATTAACATAAATCTAAAATAAACCATTTATTTACGACAATGGGATGGATCGTTTTGACAATGGACTTCAAAGTAAGTTATTTGCTTTGGTTTTTTATATATCATGCATAATATGATATATAGATAGTAGTGATATAGAGGATAAATATTTATTTCATGAATACTCTGTTGCAGAATGCGAATGTGCCAAAACTCGTGTTCATTGTCCCATACAGAGACAGAGTCCAGCACAAAACATTTTTTACCGAATACATGACCGGTGTTGTTATGCGAGATTTCATAAAGGACCAGGATTATTCGATATATTTCGTGCATCAGAATGACACACGGCCATTCAATCGCGGTGCAATGAAAAATATAGGTTTTTTAGCGATAAAATACAGATATCCAATTGCATACAAAAATATGACGTTTGTGTTCAATGATGTGGATACGGTGCCTTATACAAACGGTGTTTTAAACTATGAAACGTCGCATGGAACCATAAAACACTTTTATGGGTTTCAATATGCACTGGGTGGCATGTTTTCAATAAAGGGTGCCGATTTCGAGCGTATCGGCGGATTTCCAAATTTTTGGGCATGGGGTTGTGAGGATAACTGCATATACGACCGAGCAATCGCCGCTGGAATTATTGTCGACCGAAGCACCTTTTTTCCAATTGGAGACCAAAGAATACTGCAGCTTTACGACGGCGTAACTCGCAACATTTGTCGAACAGAAGCGCTTTCCACACGTCTCAGAACTACCCAGGAAACAATATGGTCCATTCGAAACCTGGCATTCGAATTTAAAGATGAATACATAAACGTGGCATGGTTTGATACGACAGTGGATCCGAGTGCGCTCACAATTGAAACGCAGAACATTATGATGAAACCGCAAATCGATCTTACGCCGATAATGCCTGAAGCGGAAATTACTCGTAGAATGAAACTACAACAATCTCGGTATGCGCTGCCGCCGCAGCAGCAAGCGAAGCCGCCACAAGCGCAACAACAACCGCCGCCGCGAAATCCTGGCACGTTGGTTCTTCGTCGACCATTCATGATGGCTCGGACACAAATGGCCAGAAAATAATTATTATTAAACTTTGAACTACACAAAATTATCGCTTTAAAATCCATCTTCTCCAAATACAAACGTTGCTTCGTCCACCCGTTTATCAGCAAGCGCATACTCACCAACCCGTTTCTCGAAGAAATTTGTTTTGCCTTCAATGCTTATCATTTCCATGAAATCAAATGGATTTGTGGATCCATATATCTTATCGTATCCGAGCTGAACTACCAAACGGTCTGCCACAAATTCAATATATTGATTCATTAACTTGGAATTCATTCCGATAAGGCGGCAAGGCAGCGCCTCGCAAATAAATTCTTGTTCTATCGATACAGCCTCCTTTATGATTTCAAATATTTTGGCACGCGGTAACCGTTTTTGTTTCGGTGTTTTTTTATACATCATTACAGCGAATTCAGTGTGAAGCGCTTCATCTCTCGATATCAACTCGTTGCTGAATGTAAGGCCGGGCAACAATCCGCGTTTCTTAATCCAGTAAATCGCGCAAAATGCACCGGAAAAGAAAATGCCTTCCACGCACGCAAACCCGAGCAGTCGAGTTTGGAATGAACTTCGTTTATCATGTATCCAGCGCACTGCCCATTCGGCCTTTTTCTTGATGCACGGAAATGTTTCAACTGCATTGAACAAGCGATTTCGTTCGGCGGCATCGCTGACGTATGTGTCGATTAGCACACTATACACTTCGCTGTGAATGTTTTCCATAGCTATTTGAAACCCGTAGAATGCACGCGCTTCAGCCAGTTGAACATCGCTCATGAAACGCACTGCCAAGTTCTCAAGCACGATTCCGTCACTTGCTGCAAAAAATGCAAGGATCATGGATATAAAATGACGTTCGTCGTTCGTGAGTTCGCCAGTCCAATGTGCCAAATCTTTGGACAAGTCAATTTCTTCGGCTCGCCAGAAACAATCGACCTGTTTTTTATACATTTTCCATATTTCATCATCCTGTAACGGGAATAGAACATACCGGTTTGCGTTTATTATATTCGTTGAAGTTGCTGATGTTGCAGTTGACGATATTGATGTTGATGGAGATGATAATGCTGGCACAGATGAAGAAGAATCATCTTTATGCTCAGCGGTGGCAGAGTGTTCTATTTTATTATCACTCTCATTCAAGTTGGTCATATTGCTTAGTTTGATTATAAGATAATGTTTATATTATTTCTATTGTTTCTAAAGTTTATGTATATTTTGTATAAAAACATAATTATTTTATTTAATTGTTATGTTTTTATTTTTATACAAACTCAAAATCAGCAACAATTAAAACTCTTTCAGTCGATTCGACTCATTACCCCACTTGCGAATCTCCTGCAGTATTGCGTGTTCATCTGCGACAAGTTTATTGAAAAAAAATGTCCGGTCGTCGGATCCATGGTTTTCGCCATTAACACCACCACCACCACCACCACCACTCTTTTTTTGCCTTTTTGATTTAGGGCGTATAACTGGCGGAGTTAACGAGTGGAGTGACATAAGCAATGATTGAAAATAATGTTGCATTGCATTTGCCTCGGCCTTTTTAGTTTTTAAGTGAGTCCGATATTTATCAACAATGGGTTTGAGTCCAGGATTATCTACCAATTGCCCCGATAGCTCATTGAATTTATGCAACATTTCATTCTCCAACGTGTGTATCAGTGCCACGTTTTTCATTTTATTCTTGTCATAATCTGCAATGTCGGTCATATTTGATTTGATAATTGAATTGATATGATATATGATTTTATAATAATGAATTTTATTTATTTATTATTATATATAATTATAAATTATAAATAATATTATAATAATTAAATTAGTTAATAACAAACAATCAAAATAAAATAATAATAAGATGAATTCTATCACTATCGGAAATGTCCGTTCAATGATCATGCCACTCTTGCAGAACAAATACGTCTTGTATGCGATGTTGTTCATATCTCTCATGAATATCATCGGATATTTAGCAGTAAAAAATTTTGATGCTATAGCATTTTTCATTTTAGTCGGGCTATTATCAGTATACTTTAGTCGTAATATGATTATCATACTGTTCATCTGCATTATCACGACAAATTTCTATATAGGAGGAAGAGGTGTAATCGCAGCCAGTGCTGCCAAAAAGGAGGGCCTTAAGAACAAGGCATCCAATGCGAATCCTGATGCCGATGATGATGACGTGGAGCCTGCCACTAACATGGATGGTGGCGATGCGAAACCAGATGCGAAACCAAAATCTAAACCGGTAATCGAAAAATCAACCGGTATGAATGAATCGGAGACAGAATCGGAACCTAATACGAAACCGAAACCGAAACCGAAACCGAAACCGAAACCTATAGTCGAAAAGGAAACCGGTATGAAGGAGCCGAAAACAAACAAGAAGCCCAAATCCGGAATGCAGAATTTAAAACCTGCATCACTCAACGCCGCTGATTCGGACAACGATGATGACGGCGATGCAACAATTGGCCATTCAAAAATAAGTGCAAGCAAGGGAAATCGCGTCGATTATGCAGAAACGCTTGGACAAGCATACGACAACTTGCAGAATATAATTGGCGAAGACGGCGTTCAGGGCTTAACTGATCAGACTAAAGGGCTTATGCAGCAGCAAAAGGTCCTCATGAATAATATGAAGGAAATGGAGCCACTCCTTCAGAGTGCACAGGGTTTCATGAACCAAATCGTTGGGAACGGCGGTCTGGCCGGGTTGTCAAAACTGTTTGATGGCAAGTTGTTCGGTTCAATTGCGCCCGGAATTGCAGACAATGCAAAGGGTGTAGAAACTAAAAAGGATTAACCACATCCCACATCGACATTTAGGTTTAGTTAGTTAGTTAGTTTACTTTAACTTTACTATGTTTTTCGTTTTTTATGTCGAGAGTTCCGCACACCGCTTCCACCGCTACCCGTGGATAAACTGTGTGTCTTGTAATACACTTGTGCGTTGTTTGTAAACATGCTTCCGCAAAATAGAAACGGACGCGTCGGCGGCGGAGGTGAAGCAATGTAAGGATATAGCCAATAAACACCTGTGTTTAACAATTCTGTACCGGAATTATAGGGGCCTCCGTCAGGACTCGGACTTGTGCCAAATTCATTTTTATAAATGATCCATGATGAAATATCGTTTATTGTCTGAACTGTATAACTTCCCGAACCACTCCAATTATTATCATTTTCCACATCGGCTCTAGTCTCAAAGTATTTAATATAAATAGATGCACCTACCCCGAAACCAGTTTCACTCATCGGACCTAAAAGTAAACGCTCTGTAGTTCCAGTATTTATTGTAAAATGTTCAAGTCCCTCGCTAAAAATGTGCGCGTCGCCGGCATGTATTGGATGCGTTACTCCATCTATAACTAAACTTCCACTACTGGAAGTCAAATAAACCAAATGGGTTTTTGTAAATTGGCTCGCACCCCTATCCGTATGCGGTAGCGTGTCCCATTTAACCCATCTCATAGGGATGGACCGGGGGAACAGCGATAACTCGATTCCTAATCTATCAGAGAGTTTAACTCTGATATCAGTTGAAAGTGAAACTGAAAATTTTACCACATTTGTGTTAGACAATTGTGCTTTATGTGTTTGAACGACTGGACTATTGACTATATCATTTAATTCAGACGGTGATAAAATATTAGGTATTAACATTTGTACTACTACGATTGGTTGGTATATATACTATATAAATATTATTACAAAAATAATTAATAATTGATAATATTAATAATTATTAATATTATTAATATTATTAATATTATTAATATAGTGAATTAGCGAATATAAACGAATATGACAAAACGATGTATTAAGGGAGTTCTATGCGTTGAAAATATAACGTTGCTTCTATTTATAATCTTGGGACTGCTCGTATTTTTATTCTATAAATCGGGTTCCGGTCCTAATACTGATGGTTCTAAACAGGCGGTGCAACCTCAAATGCAAGACCATTCCCCTGCGCTCATGGCGCTGTCTCCCAAACCAAATACTTTTTTTACAAACGATAGCTCGGACGTTTTGAGTAATCCATATACTCCACCGCTCAAGGATAACATGCTTCTCAAGGGTATGGGCATGTCATCTGGAGCAGCAGGAGCGGGGCCTGGCATTCCAATCAATGTGGCTACAAGCTCGGCCGTAAATACGTCATATAGGCAAATTGGACTGCTCACTAAGAGTAGTGGTAACAGCAGTAACAGCAGTAACAGCGGTAACAGCGGTAACGGTGGCAGTAGCAGCGATCCAGTGATCTTACCGCTTATGGGGAAACCCCTCTTCACGAGCCGCGACAAATGGATGTTTTACACCATAAGTGATAAAAACAATTCTATGAAACTGCCAATTATTATTAAGGGCCGCAACGCACTTTCGGAAATTGGAGTTGACAATGTATACACCGGCGACACCGTTTACGTGCAAGGATACAATGAAACATTTAAGGTAACCCTATATGAAAATTCCACTCCCCAATACATTCCATTTCTTTGATATGTTTATTGCATTGCATTTCATTTCATTTCATTTCATTTCATTTCATACGCATTAAATTAATTTATATTGAATGAAAAACTTAATAAACATATGTGGTCGCAGTTATTAAACTGCGATCGATTGAATCACCCGTGACGAAATGAATTTTTTCGTTCTAACCACGCTACGCAAAAGTAGTCCCATTCCGGTAGAATTCGCATTTAACGACGATGCTACTAACGGTAACGGTTGCGAAGAACTATGCATCGCATCTTCATCCATACATCAGTACCTTGGCGACATTAAGCGCACAATAGAAACCTGCAACTCCGATGATTGGGATGCAATGAAGAAAATTACAAATCCATACGAATACATACATACCGCCGTTCCAGGTCATAAATACGCAGTAAGTCGAATGAAGCCGCTTTCGCGATCATTTTACAAAATGGTCGAGATAATTAAACACTGCAAGCTGCTTCCACCCGCATCATATGGTGGTGGTGTTGGTGGTGGTGTTGGTGGTGGTGGTGGCAGTCACTATGGTCGCTCTCGGGCACCAGAAGCTCCGTCTGCCTGGTGTTCGGGTCCTATACAAACATTTCACCTTGCCGAAGGACCTGGTGGGTTCATAGAGGCACTCTGCTATCTTCGAGCTAACAACAGCGACGTGTATAATGGAATGACGCTATTAGACGAGCGAAGTCACAGCTGCCCTGGCTGGAAAAAAAGTCGGTCATTCTTGGAACGAAATCCGACAGTTCGAATAGAATTTGGAGCGGATGGAACGGGAAATCTTTTATCACTTGCAAATTATGACGCGTGCTGTGAAAAATATCAACAATCTATCGATTTTATTACCGCCGACGGCGGATTCGATTTTTCGTCGGATTTCAACAACCAGGAAATTCTGGCAATGAATCTCATCGCAGCAGAAGTGTTCTACGCTATAAGCATGCAAAAGGTGGGTGGCACATTCGTGCTTAAAATATTTGACATGTTCACTCGAGTAACAATTGATCTCTTGCAAATGCTGTGCATGGCGTATGATGACGTCATCATTTTCAAACCCAACACGAGTCGAATTGCAAACTCTGAAAAATATGTGGTATGCAAACGGTTCAACATTAAATGCGTGGAAGAACGCATGGATATGATAGGGAAAATTAGAACATTCTTTACGCGAGTCGGGTTTAACCCTTCGCATGCACAAGATCGACCGCCGCCCAGTGTTACCGGTGTTTTAAAACCAGGCACTCACAACACACACATGCTGAGCCGTATTGAAGAAATAAATGCCATTCTTGGCCAGCAGCAGATTGAAAATATTATAAGCACGGTTTCACTGGTTCAGTTCAAAACCAATGACCGCCTTGAGAATTATAAAAAACTGCATGTTCAAAAATGTGTCGCATGGTGCGATAAATACGAAGTGCCTTGCAATAAAAACTTAATTTCAACCAATACATTTATGTCGTCCTTCGGGCAACAACAATCTGTGCAGTCGTCTGCATGTTTGTTGTAGCCATACTGCATACACATACATAGTTTTATCTCATCACATTAGTTTATTAGTTTATTAGTTTATTTTAGTTTATTGATAATATTCTGGCAAATCGTCTATTCTCAACATATTTTGTTTCGCTTTCTGAGAAAGAGACCCGTTTTTAATTTCATATTTTGAAAACATCGGATTGGAAAGCTGCGCAAGTGGGACGTTATTGTGCACCGTGCGCGCAATCATTTTATACAGTTTGAAATCGGGGTATCGCTCCTCACCGCTGGATTTGTAAAGCACGTTGCGCCCCTTGTCATCTTTAACCCAATTTGTAACCAACTCAATAATTGGGTTGGACGCTGCCAGCTCTGCAGCATTTGACACATCCGATATAAAATAATCATACAACGAGCATGCAAGTCTGCACAAATCGAAGCTGGGATTGGGTTCCAAAAGAGGTTTCTTATCATTCATATATGGGCCGAAATTGTATTGGGTTGCGGCATCGCCTTTGGGATGGAAACTATCACTACATATGGTGAGCGACTTAAATTTATACACCGCGCGTCCAAAATCAATTATTTTGAATATTTTACCGAATGTTGGCACCCGGTAATATTTCTTATCGCATAAATAATAGAGAAACTCTTTTTTTGTTTCAACAAACATCACATTATTAGTATGCAAGTCATTGTGCGTAAACCAAAACATCTTCTGATACGCAATAAGCGTCATTATTATTTGCATCAAAATAGCGCCCCATTCGTCTACAGACTCTATTTCGTTGCATTCCATTAGAGAATCGAGCGTGTCATCGCATTCTTCCATAAGTATAACGTTAACTGGAAATTTTGCAATATCCACAAATACACTATCATCGTCAGATGAGTCTTCAGTGTCTTCATTGTCTACATTGTCTACATTGTCTACATTGTCTACAACCTCAACTGCATCTTCATTACTTTCTGGGTTTTCTGTATCGGAATCATTAGTATCGGGATTGTCGGCTTTATCGGCACCAACTTCCGTAGAATATGACGACCTTGACGAATTGTATGAATTTGAACTTTTTGATTTTGATTTTGATTTTGAATTATCCGATCCCGGTTCGTTATTGTTATCGGCTACGTTAGTTATCGTTTCAACACCGATGGTGTCCTCTGATGTGGAAATTGATGCCACCGCATCGAAAAGAGTGTGCATCTTTTCATCAATTGTATCAAAATTAATTTGGACCACATCCTCATCACCACCACCACCGCCGCCACCCACACGATCGTCATTAAGATCATCCAATTTTAACTGAAGTCGCGGTTTGCACGCTCTACCTGAATATTTTGAACCGGACAATCCACCTGCGCAACGCATATTCAGTTGCTCGTTATATATTTCGGTGCTCTCTTCATCCATTGAAAACAGTTTACCCATATTGTTATTGAAGAATGAATTTTTGCTGAAAAACTCCAGGTCGTCTGATACGTCCACTTCAAAATTGCGCTTGTGGGCAATAAACGCTCCGTAGTACTCGAGACCGTGGACAAAATTGTGTGCATGCATCACCTTGCTGCTCAAAAACGTGAAAAACCCGTCAATATATGCCGAATTATTAACGTCCAGAACCTTTCGATTGCAGTTTTTGTCAGTAGACCCGTATTGTGGAAGTGCCATCAACGTTTCATCCAATACGTCGTATTTTCCAGACAGATATTTTATTGGGTCCAGCAGTGGCGAATATTTGATAAAAATATCGTTTTGCTGCTTATCGTGCGCGTGCTGCGGATTCGCGGTATCTGTCACTTCGGCTACAATGTAATGCGGATCGTCTTGAAAATCGTCGATATCGCTTGTTTCACTTCCATTTTTATCCTTGACCTCATCGAGATGTTCTTCCGATCCAGAATCTTCTACAAACAGCTTGCTGATATCATATCGACTGTTTAATACGACGGAATTATAATTTTTATCGTTGAGGTTTAAAAATTGAGAATAGATGGGCAAATAATTTTGAACATTTTCTAATTGCAATTTTTCAATTGCCTCTAAATTTTTAGAAACCTTGGACGACGTCTTGCGATAATAAAATTCCATTCTTGTTGGTCGGTGGTCGAGTGGTCGGGGTCGATTAAGTGATTGATAGGTTGTGGATAATTGATTGATTGGTTAGTTAGTGTTACTTATAATTTTATTTTTACGATATTTTTATGTTATGTTTCTAACTTATTATATTGTGTTCTAAAAACCGAGACAGAAAGTTACCGCTTAAATACTTGTAGTCGGAATTATGATTTTTATTAAATTTATATTCGCTGCGCGCAAGTGATTTGCGAACCCTCCAACCTGATCCCATTGCGTTTAATATAAACTTCATGATCGCTATATTCTTGCAAACGCTGCCGTTTTCGGCACTCTGAAAATTCGTTTTATGCCGTTGCCAATCAGCGCTTGAAATTATATTAAGGGATTCCACCTGTGAGTATATATCATCTATAGACAGTCGATTTGCGCGTGTTTTTATGGACAGCGTCCATGCTGCAGTGCTCTCGAGGCCGCAACAAAACACCAATTTAAGTTCGCGTTTGGCAGTATATTCTAATCGCTTAATAGTGCATCCCGCTTCTAAAATGATGAACATGCATTCCATAAGTTTAACAACGCTCGTATCGGACAATCCCATTTTCATCGGGGTTGTGGTTGTTTCTGCTTATAGTGTCAATATATGCGTTAGTATTACTCAAATACGAGAAAACATTTTTCTAAATTTAGCCGAATTTTATATGTGTGTGTACATATATACTAAATAAATTATAATTCATTCGTTCAGTTATATTTGTATCCATTATCATTATGCCAGATCGCGTTATTATTTCAGAGGATAAAATTCGTATTCAAAAAAAAACCCAATGGTGTTATGCTGCAATCGTGCAGATGATTATCGAGCACTATGACAAAAAAACAGTTTCACAACCCGATATAGTTAAGAGTATTGCAGGAAATACTGCAAACAATGAACCCCAAGACCCTTACAAGTATTTAGATGACTTGCACCACATTTACTCTATGGTGAAAGACCAGCCACCCGACCCATTCACGATACGGACACAAATCGACATGGGGTGCCCAATAATAGTGCGAGTTGGAACCGCTGGGTCTGGCCATTATATGCTTATCGTCGGTTATAGTTATTCTACACCCAGCGCGTCGCGAAAGAGTGGTAGGGAAGACACGTCCATAAGCAGAGTGTGGTATATTGATCCGCTTAAAAAAAAATACACAAAAGAAACTGGTTTAAATTCAAATTCGCGAGTCGAATGCGAATACGAAGATCATGTAACTAAAAAGGCAGAGCGCGGCAAGGATGATATAACTGGTTACTTTTTAACCTGTTCTAAAGAAGTGTGCGAACCCTTAAACCGGGCGGCCGCTTCAAAGGCAAGACTGGCCGAAGAGAAGAAGGCTGCTGCTGCTGCTGCTGCTGCTGCTTCTGCTTCTGCTTCTGCTGCTCCGTCTAAAACGAAACGAGGCGGCCGATATTCCAGACGGCGTAAAATGCGCAGGCGAACAATTCGGCGGAAATAAATATGAATAGTAGATAAACATAAATATTAGTATTCTATGTAAATTATTAAATAAAAACAATGTCATTTAATAATTTATCGATTAAAAATTTAAATTTTACATATTTTGCATAACAATTAAATGCCGGCATTCAAACATAAAACATCGAAACGATTGCTCACTGATACAAAAAATATAGCAACGCTTGATAGTATGCACAAGGAAAAACAGGCCGAATTCAATTATATTAAAACAATCCTCATTCCCAAACTGGAAAACGAGAGAAGCGAAAATAAAGCGCTGTTAAAAGCAAATCCAGATATGACATTAGAAGAAAAAATGGAAAAACGAGACAGGAATCTCGAAATAACCGCAATTATAAATCAACATGGCGAGGATATTAAAAATTATTACTTGAGTAACAATAAGTATATTTTTTCTTATTTTGAAACAAAAAAGGAAATCTCAAATGGACCAACTCCGGCATCGCATGGATTAAATATAAACAATCAATCTCAAACTCCTTTTGCATCACAATCGACACATTCGCAAATGGATGAACGTGCATCCGGGTCATTGCTTGCAACAGCCGTAAATAAAACACAGCTGATAAATTCATTTTTTAAAGTGGGAATGGGTTCATCCTCGGCAAATATCACCGATCCCGAAACAGGCAATAATCAAGCAAATTCAAATTCCAACGGTTCTGATTCTACAACAGACACACCCGTCAAAACCAAACACGACCTGTATAAATTAAATTGTTCAAATGTGCAGCAGTATTTCCGAAACAACCGGCAAACATTTTTTGACTACGACAGATACACGTACCGAACCGACTTGTGTGCCTGGTGCGGTCAAGGCGAAATGGTTCCGATAGACAGCGACGGTATGCTCGTTTGTAACAAATGCTCCAATTTCGTGGTGTATTATATGGAAACCGATAAGCCCTCTTATAAGGAGCCGCCAAAGGAGGCATGTTTCTATGCGTATAAACGAATCAACCATTTCCGCGAAATCATAGCACAGTTTCAGGCAAAAGAAACTACTCAAATTGATCCTGCCATCATTTCTGCCATTGAGAATCAGATTCGAAAGGAGAGAATAACCCTGGAACAGTTCACCGACGGTAAGGCAAAGGAAATACTAAAGAAACTGGGATACAACAAATACTACGAGCACATACCGTTCATAAAGGACAAACTCGGTATAAAACCGCCGGTAATGTCACCGGAATTGGAAGAAACGCTGTGCAACCTTTTTATGGAGATACAGGGTCCGTATGCAAGGTTTTGCCCGGACGAACGCGTTAATTTTCTAAACTATTACTACACTATATATAAGCTGTGTGAGCTACTGGGTCAAACTCAATTTCTCCCATATTTTCCGATGCTAAAGGACCGCGACAAGCGCATCGAGCAAGATGAAATATGGAAAAAAATATGCAAGGAACTAAAATGGGTTTTTATTCCCACACAATAACCACATAAATGTATTGCGCGTATAAGGAAATAATTATGAATAAATAAATAAATAAATAAATAAATAAATAAATAAATAAATAAATAAAATTATGGAAAACAATGCAAACACGTATCACCCTTCCATTGTTCACAAGCTAAATCAGTATATATATAATAAGAAGATACCAAACATTATTTTTCACGGAAGTAGTGGGTGCGGCAAGAATACAATTCTCTCGAATTTTATTCATGCAATATATCAAGGGTCGCAGCCGATTATAAAGAACCATGTAATGACAGTAAATTGCGCATACGGGCGCGGAATACGTTTTATTCGGGAAGAACTTAAATATTTCGCAAAAACCAATGTGGATCTTATGAACGGTGAGCGATTTAAATCCATCGTATTACTGAATGCCGATAATTTGACAATTGACGCGCAGTCGGCACTTCGTAGATGCATCGAGTCATTTTGTCATTCAACACGATTTTTTATCGTAGTTGAAGATAAAAATAAGCTGCTCAAGCCAATACTGTCGAGATTCTGTGACATATATGTACCTGACCCTGACCAGCGCAACTCGAAATGCTGCGGCAGCGGTTCGATTCACGCAAACATGAATTTACATCAGCGGGTTCTGGACGATACGCTCCGGTTCGGGAATCTGCATCGTGGTCGACTGGTAAAATTGAAAACGCTGCTACATAAATCGGGTATGCGCATCGGCATTGCCGACAATGCCGACAATGCCGACATTTTCGATGTGACGCCGAAACACGCCGAGTGGTATATTCGCCTCATGCAATTATCTGAAACTCTATACGAAAAGGGTTTCAGCGCACTGGACTTAATCAAATTGGTTGAACAAACCGCCATGGAAGGAACTGACGCAGACCGAATTACAACATATGAACTGTTGATGGCATTTAGCGGTGTTAAACGAGAATTCAGAAATGAAAAACTGTTGATATTGTTCATATTGTATTTTATGCATTTTCGTTCCGAAATCGATTTAAAAAATATTACAGTCATTTAGAATAAATCATAAATCCAAATTTAATTACTTATTTATTTATTTATTTATATTTATTGTAAAATAAAATCAGATTATTGGGTGCAATGGACGACTATTCTATAACGAACCTTTACGAATCCCGCAACGAGTTCACGGCGCGTCTCGTAAATATTCTTACACCGCACGTCATTGAAGGTGTGCGGTCAATTTTCGATGAAGCTTGGAAACTTTGCGCCGATAACGATGAGGAGTCCAAGTATCTAATGACATTTCAGAACTTTCTCTCCCGTGTTCCGAAATGGAATTCCACAATTATAGATCAAGAATGCACTCGAATTAAGGAACGCAGTTCGTGCAACTATATTGAGGAGTTGATTGCATGCGTGCATGTTGTCCAGCTAAAAAGTTTGACGTGCATGCGCGTCGGTATGAAAAACAAGAAGGTCAACGTGGACGTTCCTAAAGCAACTGATTTCGTGCACAACGTTTACATCAACGTTGCCAGAAAGATATATACGAACGTATATTTATTTGAAAGAACCGTGCATTCCCTCCAGGCGCAGCGAAACCGTCGCGAAATTGAAATTATTGTCCAGGAGTGTATAATGAACACCATGCGAGACACCATCCCCATTGAGAAATTGCTTAAAATCTATATGGACCCGACCATTGAGGAGGATGTGGAAATAAGCGAAACTACCAATGTGATAAGCCGCGAAACACTGCTCGACACCGCAAATTCGAGCGGCGTGGATGTGGACATTGGAGATGCACTTGAAATGCCAACCCTTGCTCCTTCCAAAACGGTGGCGTCGAAACCTGGCAGCGGTTCCACTCCATTGGATTCCGATGCGGAACTTATTTCCGTGATTGAGGCGCGGGAACGGGAGACTCTAAAAACGGCAGAAGCGAAGGAGATTGAACTCATGCGCGCAGTGCTGTCTGATGCGGCAGATGAGTCCTCATCGTCGTCGTCGTCTAACGACGACCGTGGCGGCACCAATAACAATAACAATAGAATAATATCAACATCCAGATCCGGCGTTACGTTTAATGACGATGTATCCGTAAAAACTGATGAGCATATTGGCGACAATGGAGAAGACAGCACGTTTCATGAAGCTGCCGACGATGACGGGTATGAGACGGATTCGCTTCACATTGGCGAGAGCGTTAACATGGACCTTGGATTTGAATCGGTGGGCGGAGGCGATTCTATTTTAGGCGATATTGAGGTGCTCTCATGATCATTTATTCATTCATCGATTCTTTTTTTTACGCATTTGTCGTCCATTGTAAATGTGGGTTGATTCTCATCCTGCGGAACAATTTTTATAATACATTTAGATTTCTGGCCATGCAGTGGTTCGGTGCACCCTTTTTCCGTTCCTTTACTATTTTTTTCAGTCTTATTCTTGTTCTTGTTTTTAAATATTCCAAAATTGAATACCTTGTAATTATCTCTGGAAGTTCTTTTACCGTGCCGAAAAGACGTTTTATCCTTCTCGTCGTCGTCCACTGTGCACCTTGACCGAAAGTGCTCGTAACGTTCACGAACGTCGCAGTAAGATAGCTTGCTGGTCTTGCCCAACATTTTGTTAACTATCTCGTGAAGTCTGTAAACATATCGAGAGAATGTATCGCGATTCTTCATATGGCACATTTGAAGTGGAAACGTTTTAAAATTGTTATGCAGATTCATTCGGCAATATTTGCAGGGCAATATGTGCTGCAAACTTAAAATGAAGTTGCGATAGTGCGTTTTCTGTTGAGGAGTTGGGGAAATGGGATAGTTAAAGCTTGTAGTGTGTAAAAAGTGCCACATACCCGGACCCCACACGCTGGTGAGCATACCATCACCGCTGTCATAATCGCGTTTTTTAAACGTGCGGTTCCGCATAATGCAGATTGATTATGTTTGATGTTTGAGTAGTGGGCTATAAATTATTTATAATTTACCTATATACTCTGATGATATATTATCATTCATTCAATAATAATGATAATAAATATGTAATAACATTTACTTATTACTTTTTAGAACGTCGTTCTATAATGTCTAATCTCCTTTTTAATTCGTTAATCTCATATGTAGTCGTTGCGTTTAACTTACCTAAAACGTCTGCTATCGCGAATAGCGACGCCATTAGATCTTTTGCTTCCAATGGATCAAAAAATGGAGGTGCAGAAGACCCGGGCTGATACGTAGGAAGCGGCGAAGAATCACGACCAAGTAGTTTCTTAATTGCGTGAATAAACCTACCACCTCGTTTCGTTTGGTTTCGAATGTTTCGTCGTCTATGCCGCGTGTTAGTAGGCATTTTTTTGATGGGTTATGTAGATTATAATATAATATATATATATATATATATATATATATATATTAATAATAAATTAATTAGTTTATTAGTTTATATATGCCGCCTACAACTTCCAATATATTGACATGGTATGATGCCAGCGATACTTCGTCATATACATTAAGCGGAAGCAACGTGACGCAGTGGAATGACTTGACTGGAAACGGTTATCACCTTACACCGAACGGGACTGGGCCCACGGTAACTACGATTAGAACATTATCCGCATTAAACTTCGATACACAACTTGGTTTATCTTGTGGCTCCGTTCCGATAACAAAGGAAATTACGTTATTCATGGTTGCTAAATATGGCACAATTAGAGATCCATATGGTAATTTCATGCATCACGGTAATAGGGATACCGATTGGTCATTGGAAGACGCTGTTAACAGCGTTCGATTTCAGTCGAACAATGAGAACAATACCTGTAACATTTCGGCTACAAGTGGTGCGAATTACATTTGGATTGGTCGCATGGTCGGAAATAACCGCCACTTTTGGATGTATACCGATACAACCACGTCGTCATCCTACGTTACTGCGCCGAACGTAACAATAACAACCGGTAATAAAACAATCTATGTTGGAAAATCCGATGCAGGCGAAGGATGTAATGGTTCTATCGGTGAAATTCTTTATTATAAGGCAGCGTTATTGGACAGCGACATTGATGCTAACTTGCTGTACCTGAAGAACAAGTGGTTTAAAAAATCGACCACACTTTCATTCACACAAACATCATTTTATACAAAGTATGTCCTTAATTCGACGTTGTCCATACCGTCAAGTCTCATTAGAACAGACACCACTGACACGTACACAGTAACCCACACGTCCAATAACAATAACGTTGCTACAGTTTCAACATCATCAAATACTGGCACCGTCACTGTAAAGGGTATTGGAAAAACTACAGCCAATTCATATATTGCAGCTACTGCCAATTTCTTGGATTTAACGGTTACGTTGATTACTATCATAGTCGTAGGAAGCGGTGCTACGTTCACCCAAGACACACTTACGTCAATTGACTTACAGTCGACGAATTTATCAGGAACGGTGTTTGCCAACTGCAACTTAAACTTTGCCGACCTGTTTGGGGCAACGGTAGACGCCGCAACCAATTTTAGCAGCTCAACGCTGACGGGCTTGAAATCCGGGCGAATTGCTGGCATAACAACCTTACTGCCATCCGGATTCAAAATGATTTGATAGCTTTAGATTTATAAATTCATTAATTCCATATTTAGTTTAATAAAACTTAATAAAACACCCCAAAAATAAAACAAATAAAAATATCAAATAAACATACATGTGTAATATCTCTTAATTATTTATATTATTGATTAATACAGCACGCAGTGTATAAGTATACAATGAAATGCAGTTTTAAATTAAATACTGCTGCCAGCGTCATGACCGGAGATGGCATAATTACTCCATATTTGGCAAAAAAACAATTTATCATCAACCATTTTTTTTCACCTAAAACGCACACGAGACCGCCTGTGAGTAATACCCCCTTTGTTGGATACGCATTGGCATATAATAAACATTTGCGAGCAGCTATGTCCGACGTCGTCATCGATGATGCGGCGGCACACCAACAGCCGCATCAGCCGCATCAGCCGCATCAGCCGCATCAGCAACAGCAACACACACCGACTTCCATATCATTACCATCCTCTTCTGCCAACCCCTTTGCTTGTTTCATGAATGTTACAAGTGTTACAAGTCTTACAAGTCTTACAAGTGTTACAAGTTCTACAAATTCTGTCACATCTACAAATGTGGCCAGCAGCGCAATTGAATCCGACCCTTTATACACGTACATGATGGCATTTGACGGATGCAGTAAAGGAAACCCTGGTCGGGCGGGTGCCGGCGCTGTAATTTATTGTAATCGCGCGGAGATATGGGCTGACGCTAAATTTGTGGGAATAAAAGAAACCAATAATGTTGCCGAATACGCCGGACTTATTATGGGGTTGCACGAGGCGCTGAGGCGCAATATAAAACAGCTCACCGTGCAAGGGGACAGTGAGCTGATTATCAAACAAATGAAAAAAGAATACGCCGTAAAATCTCCAAATATAAAAGCGTATTATGAAGCGGCTGCGGCACTCGCTGCACAATTTGAACGCGTGCAATTCAAACACGTATATCGCAATCATAATGTTAGGGCTGACGCATTGTCCAATGAGGGGATAGGATTAATGCCTGGAGATAAATGAGGAGATGGAGTCGTTTTATTTGAAATTGAAAGAAGTCGGGCAGACGGATCCAATTCGCTACAGAACGGTTGTCTCCAGAAATATGGAATCAACATGTCCCGTCCCGGATACATATCCTCGTATATTTTACGATAATAATAGCTTTCCTTATCATATGGCGTATTGTGGCGAAACTTGTGGCGCTGAGCAAGATACTCTTCATTGGTCACCTTCGTGTTAACGTGGTCTCGTAGCATGTCAATCCAGGTTCGCTGCGGTGCAGCAGCAGCAGCAGCAGCACCATTGTTACAACTTTCAACCTGCGCGCTTACGCCATCACTGAATGCTTCTTTGCGGCGCCAAAGTGCGTCCGACGGTAAGAATGCGTTCGCGTCTTCGAGCGAGTCGAATGCCGCGCGAAGAATTGATTTTTCAATATAAGACCCGTCATTGAATCTCTTGTGGCGCGGGTTAAGTGACATCACGTATTCCAGCAGTTCCTTGTCCGCAAATGGAACGCGCGCCTCCAGGCCGCACCCGCTGATACTCTTATCGGATCGCAACAAATCGAAATAGCGCACGTCTTGCACCATGCGTTCATTCTCAATTTCAAATTCGGCATCCACTTTTGCATTAACGAATCCGCGATATGATCCGAAAATTTCATCGGACATGTCGCCACAATAAATAACCACATCGTTCGTGGTGCGGCTTATGTATTTAGATACCAGGTAGTTTCCAACCGATGCGCGAACCGTGGTTGTATCATAGCTTTCAATCTGCGATATAGTGGGGGTGATGGCGTCTAAAAACTCCTGCTCGCTCAAACACACTTCATGATGCGTTGTTCCCAGAAATTCGGAAACGCGTTTTGCCCAAATCAAGTCAACCGATCCCTTCAGACCGATGCTGTATGTATTCAGCATTAGCGGCGGTGCCGTCGTTGTGCGGTGAGTCTGGTTCAATGACCGCAAGTGCCTGCATATAAGTGCTGTAACGAGCGAACTGTCCAGGCCGCCCGATAGCAGTGCGCCGATGGGTCTGTCGCTCATCATACGCTTTCTCACAGCATTTGTAAGAAGGTTGCGCAGTTTAGGTAGTGACAGTGCTCGTGACGGGTCTTCGGTATAGTTAGAGTTGTTAGAGTTATGATTGTTAGAGTTAGAGTTATTGTTACTTATATTCGGTCTAAAAAATGATACGTGCGTGCGCACATTTACAATGTTGACCATATCTACTTCAACGTGTTTATAATATGCGAAATAATTACCTCTGGAAGCTGAATTGTCGTGCTCGTAGTAGCATCCCGCTGGAAACTGACAGACTCGATTTGCGGCGCAATGCGAGAGCGACTTCATTTCACTCGCTACAGAAAACGATTCACAGCAATGATCGCTTTTGTCGAGTGATTCTGTTACCAAAGATTCTACAAGCTCCGTTCCGATAAACAGAGAACGCACGCCAAACGGGTCTCTTGCGACATAGGTCCGATTGGTATCGCTGTCATAGAGCACCATTGCGAATACACCATCAAGCGCATTGAGCATAGCTTCCATCCCGATGCGCTTATATAAATGAATGATAACCTCGCAATCCGATTCGCTCTTGCAAACGCTTTCAAGATCGTATCTCGTTATAAGTTCTCGGAAGTTGTATATTTCCCCGTTGCATACGAGCTTGCAATGTGCGGCTTCAAACGGTTGATTACCCGCATCGGTGATACCGTTGATGGCAAGCCGGTGAAACCCAATAACCGAGTGCGCGTTGCTACCGACGCATCGCTGAAATTGACTGTTATCTGGACCGCGATGCGACATTTTAGCAAAATCGGTAAACAGCTTACCGTATTTCTCAACCGATATCTTTGACTTGCGCTGATAATAGAATATCCCGCACATTTTATGAAATCCTGGTTTATTAAATAATATAACTAATATAAATTATATCATTTATATACATTTTATTATTCTCATATAACAATATAATAATATACTATACTACCGTATCTATAAAATTATAAAATGAAAAAGAATTCTACTCATGCCACTGTAGGAGGCAATCATGGAACCGGTCTTGGCAGCGAATCTGAGTTTTACGGTGTAGTGGATGGCGTCTATGTTGCATCTGCCGACCGCGTTGACGATTTAAGCAACCGCATGTTTGCGCGAAATATGCCGTCGCACGATTTGCAGCCGAATTTTGATATGCGTCCCGTCGCTACAAAATACACGGTTATGCCCGTGTATGACCAGTATAAACCGGCAACTGAAACCATGCGGTCGTATCCCGTATACAGTCCACACACCGTATACAATCCGGGAACAGCCAAACCCCACTTTAACGGTTTTGCGTCCAAGGTGAATGTGGAGTCCACGCTGCGCAACCAGTGGTTTGCGCTTCAAAATGCCCAGCAGTCGGTATACGTTCCATCATCCTCCAGCGATTTATATAATACCGCAATTGATTACAAACCCGTCATGATGCCGCATCCGCATCTTGGCGACGACTACAGCACCACATTTGCACCTCACAACCCAAACACGATGAATCTGGGCAGGGGCATTTTCGAGAACTCCACACGCGTTCAACTTAAGGACGTTAAGTAAACTAAACTATCTACAACTCAATTCGACAAGTGTTTGATGCTGATGCTGTTGTTGCAGTTGCAGTTGCCGTTGCAGTTGCAGTTGCCGCCAAATTCATCTTGAAGAATGATGCAACACTTGGTTTAGGTTTGGGGTTGACAAATGGTCCAAATGGGTTCGCGGATACTTTTGGTGGATATTTTAAATTAGTAATAGCAGCGGGACCTGAAACTGAAACGGAAGTAGCGGAACCAGCAAACGGGCTTTTGCCCTTTTTTGCGGCTGCGTCATCATCCCTGGTTTTCCAGACGTCTTTGAAATATTTCGCATTGTTCGTATACATGATATGGTATCCCTGCTTGAAGTAATATGCCTGCCGCTTCATCCACTGGTTTCTGAAAATATCGTGGTAGTCTATAATGTCAATTACCAGCGGACTGCTGTGTTTGGTTCTCAGAATGCGCCCAACCGACTGACACACGTCCGTTTTTGGTGTAGCCATTAGCAGCGTAGTCAGCGTGGGAATATCCAGTCCTTCTGACGCCATTGCATACGTTGCAATGATAATTTTTTTACTTTCACTGGCCTTTAAATCTATTTCCTTCATCCCACCCACGTAGTAGCCCACGCTGCCTCCGCCAATCCCGCGATGCTTTACAGCGTCGTGCAAATACGTCAGCAGCGACTTGTTGTGCGCCAATATCATGACTTGTTGTTCTGAATTTATCTCCAGTTCGCGCGCAAGCACGTCCAGTATAAAATCACTCCGCGAACTGCGGCCACACAATTTCGATATCATTGTGCTGAATTTGGGGTTTCCGCGATAATCTGTATCAACCGTATTGAATTCGTCGTCGGCTACGTAATACTGAATGCCTTTTACCACAACATTATGCTGCAACTCGGATTTTTCTTTGTGAACAATTTCACCAAGAAACATCTTGAACACTTTCGTCAACCCGTCTTTGCGCGTCATTGTGCCAGACAGTCCCAGCGTATATCGCGTTGTGATTTTTATCATGCACCTACAAAATACCTCAGCGCTCATGTGGTGGCACTCGTCAAATACTGTCAATCCGAAATCCCGGAATACCGATTCGTCGTATTCCTTCATTGACAGAGACTGCAGCATGCCGATTACAATGTCCTTATTTTCAACGTCGATTTCTTGACCCTGAATCCGGCCCACGCGTGCACCTGGTAGAAACTGCTGGATGCGTTCAAGCCATTGGTTCATGAGAAACGTTTTGTGGACAACTACGAGCGTTTTTTTCTTGAGCACGCTCATTATTTTCAGCGCCATAACAGTTTTTCCTTTACCGGGGTCCACATCAAGGCATCCGCCGCCACCGCCAGTTCCCGTTGCGCTTTTAGTGTCGCCATTTAGAACGTGTCTCACGTATTTGTTCACGATGACTGTTTGATAGTCGCGCAATTCACCTGCAAATTCCAAGATTGGCGCATCCATACCGGGATGTATGCAGGTTTCTTCCGGCTCGCCGTACATCTCCATACCATAATATCTCGGCACAAATATAGTGGCTGAATTCTCATCGTAAATGGGAAACTGTTCCGGTTTTACAGGTGATTGAGGTGCGAGAGGTTGCATCGTTAAATCTTTTCGTATTTGCATGAGTTCAGGAGTTTCAAGCGCCGATTTGCTTATAGCGTATCCGCGAAGTCCGATCCACGTGGCAGGTGATTCTTGCATTGCTTGTTTCAAGGTTCTTACTACGATTTATCGGTTATACGAATCTATATAAGTAGATGCGTATTACTCTTTAACACGTTACCATATTATCAATTTTAATTTATTTTAGCCATTTTGTTTTATTTATTTGTTTTATTTATTTGTTTTATTTGTTTGAACGAAACCCGACGTTCCGTAAAAATAGGTCGATTTATCCCCCCAAAGTGGCAATGTATTTTAGCGATTTACTGTTCCTAATAAGAAAAAAAAAGTTTTTGGACTCTCGCTCCGACGAAAAAATGGATTTTTTGCAATTTGGATTTTCCGATCATCATCCAAACTTGAATTAACAAATTAACAAATAACCAAGCATTAAAAAATAATTATTATTATTATCTTATATATAATAATATCATTATACATACACAATATAAGCAGATAATCAAGATATAATCAAATCATCAAAATTCATCATATCATGGAATACTTCAATGCATTGATGAAACAAGAGAAACAGCACGAAATGGTTCTTTTTGTGGTTCTGGTGATCTATATAATGTTTGATATTTCTACGCCAGCAATGCTGGCAGAACACATCGACTCCGTTTACGGCAACATTATCGTTGCCATTTTGGCGCTGAGCTTGTTTTTAAGCAGTCACCCGGTTATAGGTATTTTAGGACTGTTTGCGGCATATGAGCTGATTAAGCGCTCAAAACACAATGCGTCCGGACCATCATCCATCAATGCCCTCATTCACCAGGTCGCACCCGGCGAATCGTATCGATCCAAATACATGGAGGCAACACAGGTAGCGTATAATAGCGGCTTAGAAGAATCGCTGGTTGGGCAAGTTCCTGTGCTTTCCGCCCAACCTCCTGCAAATTACCGTGATGCAAACAGCAACTTCCAACCCGTCTACGCGGACGACCACTCCGCCGTGAGCGCCTTTTAATTACAATTACACAGCTTTATTGCGTTGTTGTTGATTATTTTATTTTTTAATTTTTATTTAGCATGAAGACATAATTTTAAAAAAATAAAATATAAGCAGTGATTATAAACCCAACCCAACTCAATAAAATAGATGTCACATTCTAAGATTGCAAGACGTGTGCGTTTTGGCGGTGTATCGCCGAGCAGCAGCGTTGTTAGTTACGCCAATGCGGGCGGTGGCGTTAAAAAAGGCGGCGCACCTCCATCCGCCACCGGCTTCATGCGCGATTTTACGCAGCGCAATGTCGTCTCCACCCCTGCTAAAAATAAGAACTTTCTTTTTAAGTTCACACAATACTATAATACAGCTCGCCATTCATCCCCAATGTAGATTCCACCGTTGGGCGCGCATACGGGGTGGTCGGATCATTAAAGCATCGACGTATCGGCGAAAAAATGAATTTGGCAATCGATGTCAATCCCGCATAAATCATTGAAAACCACATACTCTATCGATCGATAATATATCGTTTATACTATTTATTAATTAATTATTATATTAAGCGTTTATTATTTAAAGTTATACGGAGATATTGACATAACTTTAAATCGTATATTTTCATTTTTACAATATGGCGGCCGCCGCATCAGCTGCAACTTCGAGCATAAACATGCACTCGCGCCTGGTAGCACTAAAGGACAATATTGAGCTGTTGTCTAAAGTGCATCAGTCCGAAGTGCTTCGCATATGCGACAAGGGTGGCGTAAGTGGAAGTGAGAATAAAAACGGCGTATTCATAAATTTGACATGTGTAGCCGAATCTATTATTACTGAATTAGAGACGTATCTGGATTACGTGCGGGACCAAGAGATTCAGCTCAATGAGATAGAGCAGCAAAAAAAGGAACTTACTACAAAATATTTCAAATAGCGTATCACATTTATTTATTATTTAAAGAATTGAAGCATAGTATAATAAATAAATCAAGGTAGATAGATAGACAGACCAGAGCGACACCACCATAATAAAATAATTATTAGAGTGGCAACCCGATCACATGGCAAAAGCAAGTTACGAATTGACTGACGCGCGTATTAATGAAATTATAAGAAGAACGAATGCGGTCACCGAATCCTACCAATCAGTGCCAAATGCACCAAGCCCCGCAAATTCGCCGCAGAAGATAGAAAAAGTCATTCCCGTTCCTGTTCCCGCCCCAGTTCCTGTTTTGGTTGCATCTGAAAAGAAAACGGTTAAGCGAATATCGACAATATACCAGCAACTGCAGACGAATTCGAGTTCAAGTATATATAAGAAGTATGGCGGCGGTGACAGCGACGATGATACTCACGATAGTGGTGTCGTCGCCGCAGAAGCAGAATCGGTTATTGATGCAGGTGCTTGCATTACGAAACTTTCAAAATCAATATCGGAATCAGTTCAGACCACTATTTCGACTTCGACATCATCGAAATCAAAATCAAAATCAATTTATAAATTCTTTCCAATGCCTAAAATGCCGGGCACGGGTATCATGCACAATAATCAACTGCTATGGTGCATTTACATTGCGCTTAACGGGCGTGTAGCATTTGATACAATTCACAACGCATTTGTTACCGAAACGGAATTCAAGTATGAAACAGTGGATATTATGCGAATTCAGAAAATGCGCATCAAAACGCAATTCAAGCGTCACAAACTGTCCATGCCCAACTTCGAAGCCGAACTGATTAGTAGCAAGAAACTTGACTTGTTGGGTATGGTCGCTCTCGCGCTGTGCCACAATCGAAACATATTGTATATTGACAATCGCATGTATTTCGAAATTATTTCCACCGACGATTCCGACCCAACCACCGTGATAGAAAAGATCAAGAACCGATACTGTGTCTACGATAATGCGGCGTCTGGAGTGCTTGACATGTGTCGCGATAAGTTCTGGAAAATGGAGTCCATTACTGCACCTCTGAAATCGGTTTCACACTACAAACTTGCCGAATTGCAAGACATATATACGCGCTTGGGGTGTGAATGCGATGGACCGGATGGACCGGATGGACCGGATGGACCAAAAGTCGAATCCGGACCCAAAAAGCGGATGACAAAACCCGAGCTGTATACTGCGATCATGAGTAATATTGCATAGTAGGGAATAACATGGTGTGAAATGATATAAACATAATTGCATGTATTTAAGCAATATACTCAACTCAGCGATCGCATCAGGCATTTATTGTTGACCGAATTAAATTTTATTATACCACTGTAAGTTATATAAATTAAATATAAATTAAATACTACTCAAAAGTTTTAAAAATAAAAAAATAAAATGAAAATTGAAAGCATGCAACCCCAAAACACATATACACGCAGTAAGAATAATAACATAAAAACCAAAACTGCAACCAGCGCGGGTTTTATAGACCCGTTGGACAGGTGTGATAGTGACAATGCCGATACTGGATCTGATGCTGATGCTGTCGACGCTGATCCTGAAAATGTGAACGCGAAATTGAAATCGGACGCGAATGCATCCATGCCGATTTTTAAGCTGGAAGATTATGACAAAATTACGCCCAAATTGTCGCTAACTCATTTGAAACGGCTGTGCAGTGCGCACGGCCTGAAAAAAACCGGCACCCGATCCATCCTTTGCGAACGTGTTCGAACGTTTTGTTTAAAGAAGTTCTCGGCTTCAAGGTTGCAGAGAGTCATGCGCGGCCATATTGCGCGCACCTATGTTAATTATTTTGTGCACAGTCACCACGGCCATCATCACCATGATGACCATGGCGATGCAGAAAACGATACGAAATGCGCTGGGGGACAGGTTGTAAACGATACCGACTTCTACACGATGGACGATTTCAAAGACGTGCCACACTATCAGATGTTTCAGTTTAAAGACGAATGCGACGGAATGATATACCAGTTTAATATGGCGTCATTTTTTAAACTCATCAAGACAACCTTTACACCCAACGCGCTGTCGCTTGCCGCATCTGGAAATTACTCTGTGCCGGTTCCAGTGGAGATGATGAATCCATACACGCGATCCCCCATTTCCAGAGATATGGTGCGGCATTTTTTCATGAAGTTGCGGTATTCGCGAATGATGCGTCATCCGGTATGCGTTGAAATCAAGGACGATGAAGCGCTCACACCTGCGCAACTTACCGAATTGCGCATCGTGGAATTGTTTCAGGACATAAACAAGTTGGGAAATTACGCGGATTCAAACTGGTTTTCCAAGTTGACGCATCCGCAACATATTCGGTTTATCCAGGAGCTGTATGATATATGGTCGTATCGCGCCGAACTGACTCAACAAATCCGTAATCAGATATGCCCGCCTTACGGTCATCTGTTTTCTAATCCAAATAACATTGCGGTTATGCAAGATATCCGCACTGCACCGTTTAAAACTGTTGTGGATATCAACCTCGGCGTAATCGACCGTTTGATACGGTCAGGGCTGAGCGACGATGACCGATCATTGGGGGCGTTTTATGTTTTATCGGCGCTCACAATTGTGAGTCCTGGCGCACGCGAGGCTATGCCGTGGCTTTATCAGTCGGTGGCTCCTCCGCCGCAGCAAATATACCAATTTCACTACTTGCAGCCGGTATCTCTTCAGGCACAACAACCGAATCAGATGGTGGGACAAAATATAAATTATAACGAACTAATCAACCATTTTAGTATGCAGTTAAATAGTGCTGATTTGAATCATGCAATTTATGAAATTTTGAACTATGCTGTAAGTCCGGTATCTAATAACAATAACAACAACAATATCAATAACAATATCAATAACAATATCAATAACAATATCAATAACAATATCAATAACAACAATAATAATAATAATAATAATAATAATAATAATATTAATAATAATAATAATGATTAAGTCGGCTGGTCGTATTGTGCTTTAAATCTGATACACTTTGACTCCAGAGTGAGCACCACTCTCCAGGTAGCCCTGTTGGATGCGCAAATTCATATTGGCTCCGTCGCGTTGCTGCTGCTGCATGACGTCTTTGCTCGCTTGGTTTGCAACTGCAGTCATTGCCTGGTGATTGCCCGCAACCATATCCGCAAACGCCACAAGCGCTATGAAAAGAACAATAAATGGCAGCAGAACCAGGAACCATGCGACATTGGGATGACCATACTTGCAGAGGGTGCTCAAAATCCATGTCCAGAACAGTATCCACGCCGCCTTCACGAGGAACATGCCCGCAGTGTTGGGCACACTGCATTGCACTCTTCCAACGCATAATGTATTAGCATTTCCAACGTTCTGAAGCATAACGGTGATGAGACCGACAATGGCGATCACCAGATAAACGAATGCTGGCGTGCATAATTTTTTAACTTCTGATGAGATTGCTTGCATTTACTAAATAATTGATTTTCACTAAAATATTATTTTATATTTTATACTATGTGATTATAAAAATAAATAAAATAATTATTACATATTTTATTTATTATTTATTTTTCTTTTCAAGTTGCGAGATTGATTAGAGTGACGGAATCATTGAATTTGCATTCTTATAATACTGCTGCAAATTGGGTAAACGGTCGGATACACTGACTGTTGTTTTCTGTAGATGGTGGTCATTGAATGGTAGAGGGTCAGATGATGCAACAACCCCTTTTATACCCGAAAAAGCGCCACCCAATGAATGTGCTGCTGAACGCATCGTCATGCTTATATCTGATGGAAGATAATTGAGTATATCTCCTCCAGATTGTTTGAATCGGCGTTGTTGTTGTTGTTGTTGTTGTTGTAGTAGTCGTTTACGCCTCGATTGTAACCTTCGCCTAAATGCAGTTGGTTTACGGTTTCTCGTGCGTTTACGCATCCTGCTGCCGTATTTTTGTCGCCTGGACTTCATTTTAATGCTAATAAATATAATATACTATTTAATATTACTATTATATTTTATTTTATTTTATGTAATACTTTATTGGATTGGTTTGCCGGACGTTGACTGGATTGCCTGGTCGGAAAATGGCAGAGGACTCACTTTATGATTTGTTCCTTGAAGATCTGCCCACAAATTGCCTGCAAATGTTGTTGCTGATCGGGCTGCCATATTCAGATCCTGTGGTAAATAGCTGAACGCGTCACCACCCGATTGTGATTGCGCGCGTGCTCGCGTTTGTCGTTGGCACCTGCTTTGTCGCCTGCTTTGTCGCCTGCTTTGTCGCTGGCTTTGTCGCCGGCTTTGTCGCTGGCTTTGTCGCCTGCTTTGACGCAGGCTTAGACATCCAATTTGACGTCCGGCATAATTCACGTAGCCGCGTTTAGAACCGCGTTTAGAATTAGTAGATTTATTACGGCGCTGCTTCCGTTTACCACCACGTTGAACATATGCGGTGTTTGGAACAGCAGTTGCACGACTGTCTACAGAATTGGCCAATATATTGCTATTAGACGGATAAAATGAATTCTTGGGCAGTATACTGGATAATAATTCAGTTGCACCAGAACCTCCGTCTTGACTCGAGATACTAGAGCTGTCGTCGTCTCTAAGGGTTTCCATGTTAGCTCTAAAGTTTTCAATCCCACCTGTTTCGTCTAAATACAGTCTGCAGTTGGGCGTCAATACGCCATTTTCGCCATATAAAATTTTAGACGCTTTGAGTGCAGCATCTCTATTTTTTTTAGTTCTATTATTGTCAAACGCGTTATATTTTAGTTCAAAATTGATTATTGATTCCGCGCATTCGTTTCTCGGTAAATTACTTAATTCATTAAGTTTGGGAATTGTTGGAATTTCATGATAAAAAAATCTACGTGGTTTAGATTTTTCTTTAGATGATTTTTCTTTAGATGATTTTTTTTTAGATGTAGACCCCATAATTTAAATTTAAAATTAAAGTAATGAACTAATAATAATAATGCAATTCGGTTTACAATTGCATTATATTTTATTTTATTTTAGTATTTGTAAATAAGTTGTTGAATTTCAAATTCACTGGCGACGGCTCTGGCGATTGCGGCGACTCTTGCTGCGGTTCTTGCTACCGCGGCGACTCTTGCGGCGGCGACCACCACTGAGGGGTTTGGTTTCGTCACCCCCCTGCTGGCGCTTGGAGCCGCGACGACGGCGACGACCGCCGGTTAAATTCTGTAAGAAACTCATTAAATGTTTGTTTGGTTATTATATCATACTCTAAGAAAAAAATAATTTTTGAAATTGAGAAAAATATATTTATTTATTTTCATATGTTTATTTTTTTTTGATTAGTTTCCTAAAGTAAAAACAAACGCAAATAAATAAAATTAATACAACATTTGAAAATTCGCCTAAATATTCTAAATATTTCTAAATATCAACATGTGTCAAGAAATGGCGCCTGCAGCACATTTTCACAATACCAATTTGATCCATGGCGTCGGCTTGAGCGGTTGTTTGAGAACCGCCTACACTGTTTGTATCAATGCACCCCAGTCTGTCTGGGGTGAGATAAACTACTTTGTCAACCGATCCGCCAGACCCACCCATTTTAGATTCACGAACCTTCTCTAAATAGTATCTGTATTTGTCAGCAATGACTTTTCCGCACGTGAAACATTTGATTGGAATAATCATTTTAAGAAATGCCTAATATAAATATGCCTAATACAAATATGAGTGGTTATTATTTAATTCAATTTTATATTTATATAATTAAATTAATTATTTATTCATTCATTCATTCTGTTCACGTTCCTTTTGATTTACACACACCTTTCATGCACTCGCCCATGTAATAGTAATAGTCAATATCTTTATTGAACGTGAGTTCGGGTCCGTCGGCATTTCCAGCAACACATTTTCCGTCAGGAGAAATACCGAACCCATTAAGAGCACTCGATTGCGCATTTGCAGCAGCTCCTTTTTTGATCGCCGATTTCGAATCTGCCGTATTATCAATGCTAAATTTTACCCACCCGCAACAGCATTTCTGGGCACATGAACTCTGGGTGGTTATATCACCGCACGCTTTTTGAATATCGCCGTGGTTCGCTTTGCAAAATTCGCTGGTAGAATTGCATGATCGAGCGGTATTTTTTAAATTTTCGCGCTTGGTATCGCTTGGTCCGGACTGGATAATGGTCGATATACTGTCGCTAATAATGTTTTCAAAATTTATTTTACCATTAATTGCGTTTTTTATGGTAGACCCGTCCCTGTTTGCCGGCTTCGGCGGATCGTGCGGGTTGGCTTGGGCGGCATCAGCTGCATCACCGACCGATCCCGCCACCGGCGTAAATAACTCAATTGTCACCATTTTAGATACCGTTTTATCCTTGTCGTTCATCTCCGTAATGCTATTTTCCGTGTTACCATTTTCATTTGCGACCTTGATTTGAATATACAATGCGATTCCGAGCATTAAAACTGCCATGCCTATAATTTGGGATGCATTTTCCATAAATGATGCACCTAAAGTGGATGCTTTTGCTCCGTCAGACAGTTTGCCGAAAATATCTAACGCAAAATCTTTCGCATCAGTAAACAAACTGGTTAAATCATCTGGACTTGGATTTGAACCAGAAAACGATATCGATTTCGGTTGTTTAAAAAAATCACCGCTATTGAAATTATTCATCGTTCTATCGTTGATATCGATCGAGTTGGTTGTATGTATCGTTGTATGTATCCTATTGCTTATTTATTTACTTATTTATTTAATAAAGTATTTTAATTATTTATTTTATTTAGTTTGATACAAATATCAATTTATCGTATATAATACAAAAATAAAATTGATTTGAAAATGCGATAGATATATTATTATGTTAGATACATCCATCGGATCAACATCACCCAACAATCATCAACAATGCTCAGATACGTGCTCAAGGTTTCTACTGCTGGCTTGAACAAATTCAAAACAATTTACTGGTATGGGGAACGATACTACTGTGCCGAAGAAGTCGACGCGCATCTGAATGCCACAAACTCAAATTCAAACTCAAGCAAGAATGTTGATACGACTGTGCATGTAGTAGAAGTAGCTGCAATTTCTTCAACCGCGAGCGCGAGCCCAAATCACGACATTCTCGCCGCAAAGGCGTCAGAATATTGGACAGCAACTGCATCGGAAGGCACGCTGGCGCTGTCAGCTTCGGTTTCGGCTGTATCATCGCCGGCACGTTCACCATCCAAATCTACAATTGCGCGTTCCGAGCCCGCAGATAGTCCGCATAGCGTAACAAGCGGTGCAAGCACAAGTGGTGGCGGCGGTGCAGGCGTGGCGTCGCGCGGTCGAGCAATTGGCAAACGCAATCAAGAATTCTACCTCCCTGACGGCGGGGTTCGATTGTCGCATATCAGCATCGGCCTCGGAAGCGGAAGTGGATGTGATGGTGGCAGCGAAGAAAATACACATGAGTGGTTCGGACGCTATGACAAACAGAGCAATACAATCATCCGAACATCGGATTCAAACACGGATACCACGGATACTGCGATTGCGACATACGAAACACTGGCGCATTTTGCACAAGAACATGACCGCGAAATACACCAGTCGGACTACAAGGATACACCAAATGTCTGGAAGAACCACCTGTTCAAATTCTACAATACCGTGACATGCAATTGGGAACCGCTTAGCAACCTCAGAGAATAGGAATAAACAGTTGCAAATGTGAAACTTGAACTAAAATGAACCATATCATAACCATATCATAATCATATCATAACCATATCATAATCATATCATAACCATATCATAATCATATCATAACCATATCATAAACCTAAAATAAATCAAACCAAATATCGCGGACAAAACTGGCTTGGGCGTTCCAAGTCGGACATTTTTTTAAATAAAGATTTAAGATAAATGAAAATACGTGCATTGTGGGGCATCTGAATTGATGCCATGTGGAAATATCGATGTTCGCAATCATCGTCAACTCTGTCATCCACGCTGCATTCCAGTATAGCCTCCTGTCTTTTCAACATACCTTCTGGATAATAATCTCTTCTTATTTCATGCGAATAACGAAGCGTTGGAAGCGCATCTGACAAGTATACGGACGTGTTATATATTGCAAAGCCATTATATGCAGAAAATACGGGGAACATTGTCTCTCCATTCTGAACGGCCCGTTCAATTGTGGGTTCAAAGTGCGCACGAACCTTGTTGAGCGTATTGTTCCAGTATTCTCTAAAATGAAAGAAGCTGTGGATAAATGGGTCATATGATAACGCCCACATGTCGTAATATCCCGCCTCTCGCAAAAAGGACAACGAATCCCACTCTTCGGATCGCACCATCGCTTCTCGCAACACTTCGGTGTTCATATCACCGATGCACGCGTAATTATTAGTGTCCATAAATGCAAAATGAGAGAATTCGGTTCCAGACGAACGCAGTTCTCGCATTCGTTCCAAAAACGTGTTGCGGGCATTTCCGATATGCATTTGCCGAACCCGATGTCGATCATACCGATTTTTTACAAATTCCACTGATATCGGATGAATCATATTTGAAAAACTGTTTATCAATTGATGGGTAGCTGAGATGCTCGGGTCGTAATCTTCATATACAATGATTATTCTCATGGAATTAAATATGTCAGATGACTTGATTTTGTGCAGATTGGAAAATACGTAAGGCAGTCCATCCTGGCTATTATAAATACATAGCCCGACGCACAAAGAAAACTTACTACTCATACTCATATCAATGATTCAATGATTCAATAAATAAATGAAATAAATGATAAATGAATGAAATAAATGATAAATGAATGAATTAAAATTATAAGGACACCTGTGATGTAATATAATTTAAATTTGTGTTTATATGTTAATAGTTTACAATATTTACATTACATTGTTTTATTTTTTTATTTTTTATTTATACCTTGGAAATGTCAATATTTTCCGTGAAACAGATGAACGTGTGCGTCTGTTTAGATATCTCACTTTCGAGGTAGGCCTCGCTGTGCATATTGGCTTTAATTTTTTCGGTCACGTCGGAGATACTGACCCCGTCAATGATTTTCTCGTCGCTGGCACCACCTTCTTTATCGTCACTCTCATCATCCGCAAGCATCATGGTATGATTACGTTTCGGATTACCGCCAGCAGATTGTTTCTGTTTCTTTACAGATTTTTTAGCATGCTTTACGGACGATACCCACTTCCCAGTGATAATTACGGCACAATCAGAGTGTTTGTATTTTATACTGCTGTGCTTGAACGACAGATGCACGACATCGGCGCCGTCTGTATCGGGACGAACAACGATATCCGTTATTTTTTCGATATCCGTTTTGAATGCACCGCTTGCAACATGTGAAGTTATTTTTTCAACGTGTTCGTCAGCAATATCAATCGGAGTGTCGGCGTCTTCAACGTGGTCATATTTGAATAGAGACGGCGTTAGAATAATTTCATAGTTCGATGATAATGATACAGACTGTGAACCACCCATTATGTATTATATGTATTATAGATAGATAGATAGAGTATTATTTGATTTTTAAAATTAAATTATAATTTATGTTTACGATTATAATTTATAATTTATATGGTTTTTACATATTATTGTTTATTATGTATTATGTATAATTTATTGGCAGTGACTACGCGCATTACGGGTAAATATAGAGACAATATCTTTTACCAGCGACTCAAATTCTTCACGCTGAGTAACCGACAAGGTAAGACTCTCTTTGAATTTTGTGAGGACTTCTTGAATACGCGCACGATCCATTTCGATGTCCTTTGTTTTTTGCGCTTGTAGTTTGTATTCGGTTGCAAGGTTACTCAATCGTTTTAGATCTTCGGAGTAGCCAGCATTCTCGTTTTTAATAAGGGCCTTGTACTTATTGTAATGGTTAATGAATGCAGTAGCAACATATCCGGAAATGTTGTTGGTGTTCACGTGAATGCCTGTAAGCAGCGTGATCATCTCGTCTTTATACTCATCTTTTACAATCGTTTTGTCAACCGTCGTCTTTAACGCCTGAATATGCGAAGCAAGCTCTCCCAATGACTGCAAGAATGCGGGGCGCATTGCATCAAGGACCTGTAAATATTGCGTATCCGCAATAAGTTTTTTATAATGCATTTGAATTGTAGCATTTAATCGTTGGGTTTCATCATACAAACTCTTCATCTGTTTAGTCGACGTTTCAAGGCGAAGTTGTTCGTTTTTCAGTGTAACGCTTGCGCCGTTGAAATTATTACGGTTTTCGGTTTCAACTTTAAGTTGGTCAGAGTTCATTTCAGTTAATATTGACTTTAACTTTGTCTGGAATTTCTCCAGATTGCCGTTGGTCTTTGGAATGGTGGCGATAATTTCACTTACAACACGTTCCTTTGGAATAATGACAGTGACGGCGACTGCTGCAGGAGTAGCCGCAACAGGAGTGACATCAGCAGGCTTGGCAGGAGTGACCTTTATAGCATCCGATTTAACTGCGTCAGCCTTTGTCTTTACAACAGCAGCAGCAGTAGCAGCAGCAGCAGCAGCCTTCTCGGCGGCGCGTTTTGTGTGAATTATTAAAGGAGTCGATAGAGCCGGCTCGCATCCAGATGCAAACAGGCATTCTGCGCCGGTAGGTTTCCACGACAATTCCCATTTAGAAAGGGGTGAAGTGGGGCCGCCATAGCCGGACATCTGCCAATCCTTTGTGCCGCGCTTTACATCCATGACTTTGCCATCAGGGGCTGAAAAATCGGCATTTGTTGCAGTTCCATCGGCGTTTCCGCAAAGACCCTTCATTTTACCAAAATATGCGGTAGGCGCATTCACTTCCAGAGTTCCGCAGTATCCGCCCTCAATCATAACCGAAAATCCAGCTGGACCTGTGATCGTCATTGCAGTCGTCTGATCCTTCTCTCCGCGCCAAGCAATATTTTGCTTGCCATATTTTACCTGCACCCCACCGAACGTTTTTGTGGCATCCTTGGCCAAATCTGTAACCACGCCATTCACGCGAATTTTGCCGTAGTTGTAAACATCTACTTCAATTGACACGTCGCCAAATCTGACAACGGCTCCAATAATGCAGCAGGGAACGCCTGGCTTATCTGCACCATTCTTCTTCACATGCTCCTGAACCTCAAATTTATCATCATCGGAACTCGCAATCACGAAAATACCCTTCTCCTGCAAGTGGTAAATGTCGCGGTCATAGCTGGTAAAATGGGGATCGCCCGAAGCGATACAGTAACGTTTGCTGGCAAGCGCGGATTTATCCTTCGCGAGAAACTCTTCGGCAGTCAAAGCGCCAAGTTTTGCAATTTCTTCACTTTTTAACACCATCATGTCTTCAATACAACCATTGTAAATCTGGGGCTTATTAACAATTCCGAGAGATTTGCAGAACTGTGCCGCATGAACACCTTCAGCAGTTACGAGCCACTTATCGGTTGCGGATTCCTGTTTTTTTACGTTGAGTGCTGCGGCTGTAACTACAGTTGGAGCTGCAACGGTTGCAGCTACTTTAATTGATGGAGAAGTAGTAGGAGTTTTCACTCCTTTTGAAGCCTTTGATTTTGACGGTTTTGAACCCTTGGTTGGGTTGGTAGTTTTAGCTTTGACTTCGGCTTTAACCGGAGGAGGGGGTGCAGCCTTTGTGACTACTTGTGCCCGGGGTGCCGGCGCGTGAGGTAGAGTATGCGGTTTTGGAGCAGGTGCGCGGGCAGGTGTAGGTGCGCGGGCAGGTGCAGGTGGAGGTGCGCGGGCAGGTGCAGGTGGAGGTGAGCGAGAATGGCGTCTCAACAACTTTCGACCATGTATCGGATGCGTCGACTGCATCATATCATGCTTGTATCCATGATCGCGTTCGTGTTCACGCCACTGTTCAACTTCGGTTTTATTCACATTCGCATGTAGTGATGCATTCAATTTCACTTCAGCATCATGCAATCCGACGACGTGATTAGAATTATTTGTATCATTAACATTAACATTAACAATACTTGAATTCTCTTCAGAGTGGTGCTTGACCGAAGTTTCACTGTATAAAGAAACAGGAATTGCTAAACCTGCTCCAAAACTGCAAATAAAAACCGTAGTTGCAAACAACCCGAAATTTAAAAATGATTTTGTCATAGTTGTGCGCGTTTATAACATAATATGTGAAAATATCTTTAACTGTTTTATGTTATATTATATACAAAATGAGAGACATGTTTATATTTATTTATTTAGATGATGTTGCTAAACAAACTTATTAAAAACTAAAAACTATAAAACAAACAATAAAAATAAAACTAAAATTGATTGCAAAAAAGCGCTTAATGTTATTTTAGTTACATACATATATAGAGATATTTTGGCAGCACATCGTACCAACAAAAACGTATTCATTGAAATACATAACGATAACGACGAGCAACTATGAACAGGCGACATCAGCAACCATCAGACGCGCAATCGGGATATCGCCACAGACCACCCGGCACAGCTGATACAAGTGCCGCTGCGTCAACTCAGAAACAAAAACAGAAACAGTTGAACGAAATGATTGAAATGTATATGGCGAACGTTATGGCGTCCAATAAGAAATCGAGTGATGCACTTGAAATGGAAGTTCGGTTTGGAACGGGTGGTGTGCGAGCCATAACTCACAGAGACCATGCGAATGTCATCGAACGACTGTTGTCTGCAGGATTCAAGGCCACCAGCTCCGGAAATTATCATTTAAGAATTAATTACGAAAGCGACGTGAATGCGGAAACATCCACATCCACATCCACATCCACCTCCACTCCTCAAATTTCCAATATTCGGTTTGAAATTGACGGAATGACCAATATTCAAAACTACTGCGCTACAGACGCTTTGGACTTGGCCCATCTTAAATGCACAAAAAAAATGAACGCTCAGCAAATGGATGCGGATGGTAAGCCTGTCAAGGACGATCGTGGTCATACCACATACATTAAACCCGTCAAATTTGACGACTTCAATTTTAAAGTAAGTCTTCAGAACGAGCGAGCTATGCGGCACGAATCGGCAGAAGTTGACCCTATTATAAAGCGTTGGCCACAAATAAAAAAAACGTTTCGGCACATGAAACGAACTTCGTTCGCGCACCCCGATTCCCCCATACGATTTGATATAAGCGTGGTGAAGGAGTCGAAACGATACCCGCCACCAAATACGTGGCGGATGGAATCTACGTATACATTTGAACAGGCAAACGTCGCAGATTCCTCCCCGAAATACGAGATTGAAATTGAAATAGATAATTCTCGGATCGGACCTGGAAAGTTTGTTGACAGCGGAGAAGCGCTCGCAATTCTGGTGCGACAGGCAATAAAACTCGTGCTTTCGGGACTCCAAGGAACCAATTTTCCCGTTTCATATTACCCCGAAATTCAATCCGTCTGTAACGATTACCACTATTTGTTGCATCACTCCAACCCAGACGCGGATGAACGCGATAAACATCATCATAGGGATGATGACGATGATGCTGCTGAAGAAAAAATGCTCCGCACTTTAGAGTTGGCTGCAGGTGATTATAGGAACAAGGAAAATAAGCGACTTACGACACGAAATTTTGTTGGACCGTCATCCGTTACGTTGCAGCGATGCAATATTTCGAGCACGTTCACTCGCGATCGAACAACGGGTATTCCTAACATTCGATTCAATTATACGGTTACCGAGAAGGCCGATGGTCAGCGAAAGATGCTGTTTATAAACCGTATCGGTCGCGCGTATTTAATTGACACGGCTATGAACGTTCAATTCACGGGCATGGTGTGCAAGGACGAGAAACTGCACTGGTCGTTACTTGACGGCGAGCATATACTACATGACACACATGGTAATTTTATAAACCTGTATGCCGCATTTGATATTTATTTCGTGCGTAAAATGGATATTCGGCACCTGGCATTCGCATTTCAACACGGTGATACCGTATCAAATTCCTCGAAGTTTAGGCTCTACTTTTTGAATTTGTTTATGGTGGATGTTGACAACACGTTTCATTCTGTCGTCCCTGCGTCTGAACACGGCATAACTCCGCCGTTGCGAATGATTGCCAAAAGGTTCCGGGTTGCAAGTAAGAACGACCCAATTGAGATATTCGAATGCTGCGAGGATATTTTAGCACGAACATTCGCATATAACACGGACGGGCTCATATTTACACCGGCGGACACTGGTGTTGGAATGTCGCGCGTCGGTGGAATTGCGCCCCGAGAGCGGTCCACCTGGCCGCTCTCGTTCAAATGGAAGCCCGCGGAACACAATACGATCGACTTCTTGGTAACTACTGAAAAAAGGGAGGACCGTCATGAAATTATTCACGAAAAACCCGGAATCACAACGTGCGATGATTCGCCCGTTATCAAATATAAAACGCTTACACTTCGCGTTGGATATTCAAGTGACCGGGATAGATATTCGAATCCAATGCAAACGATGCTTGATGGTTCAGCTGTTGCTACGACTGCGCCACTTCCAGATGACCCGCCGTCAGCAGCAGCGCCATTTTACCCCACGATGCCTCCAGATACTACGGCGCACGTGTGCAATATTATTCTACAAAATGTGGATGGCGTGTATCAGATGCGCGCCGAATCCGGTGACACATTCACGGATAAATCCGTGGTAGAATTTAGATACGATATGGACCGCGAGCCCGGATTCAAGTGGGTGCCGATTAAGGTTCGACATGATAAAACGCTGGCCCGCGAACTCGGTAACTCGTTTCACGTTGCAAATGACAACTGGTTTTCCATTCACTATCCGGTAACGGAAGGCATGCTTGTATCAGAAGCCAGAATAGAAGAGGCTGTTGATCCCGGCGTATATTATCAGAAAACAGTTTCATCACATAGTGCAACTGGCAAGCGGCGACTGATTGACCTCGCATCGAGTCAACCGCTCCGCGATTTCCACAATCTTTATGTCAAACGAGAACTACTGTTTGGTGTGTGCAAACCCGGAAAAACGCTCATTGATCTCGCTGTTGGAAAGGGTGGCGACATTCAGAAATGGATTGAAGCCAAGCTGCATTTTGTGTTTGGACTCGACGTGTCGGAAGACAACATCATAAATTTGTATGACGGCGCATACGCGCGCTGCGTAAAATGCGCGGAAAAAACGCCGCTGGACAAGGGCGACAAGTTTCCTTTTATGGTGTTTGCCAGGGGCGACAGCGGTAAACTGATCCGGTCGAGGTCGCATTCTTCTGCTGCTGACAGTGGGGAAAACGCATTTATGGCGAAGAGGAGTAGTAGTGCATCAACCACTGATACCAGCATGTACAAGGCGATTGCAGACACGGTGTTCGGCGAAGGAAATCATGACCCCAAAATAGTGGGTCGCGAATTGATGAAACATCAGGGTGTTGGTCGAGACGGGTTTGATGTGTGCTCCGTGCAATTTGCTCTGCATTATTTCTGGAAGGACGTGGAAACATTGCACACGTTCATGCGAAATGTTAGCGAGTGCACTAAAGAAGGCGGGTATTTCGTAGGCACATGCTTTGACGGGCGAAGAATGTTCGACATGCTAAAAAAATACACCACAACTTATCCCATGGTATACGAAGACGATGCGCCGTCTGACAAACGACGAATTATATTGTCCGTGATGAAAAAATACGACAACGCCGAATATCATGATGATGAAACGTCCATTGGATACGCGATTGACGTTTTCCAAGAATCAATCAATTCAACACACACCGAATACCTCGTAAACATGGTGTATTTAGAACGAATTATGCGCAATTACGGCTTTGTTCTGGTCCAACGCGATGTGGCAAAGCGCGACCTGCTTCTACCCAGCGGCATGGGATCATTTAACGAATTATACGAAATGATGTGCACGGATATGTCATACAATATAAGAGGACTCGAGGGTGAAATGACCGAAACTCTCAAGACAATATCATTTATGAACAATTATTTCGCGTTTCAAAAGGTGCAACAAGTGGATGCGAAACGAGTATCCGAAGCGTTCATAAAAAATAATGGTGTTGACTTGGTAGCAGCTGAGGCGGCGATCCATGCCGCTGAGTCTGACGTTAAACCAGTGTCTGCTGTAGTGATGGAAAAGGCGCGAAAGAAGATTGATGGCGTGGACTACATGATGGACGGGCACGGGCAACTATTTAAACCGAGCGATATGAACACTTCGGTCGGAAAATTCGACGCGAAACGAAAAGAAATTAACTTCGTTAGTGAAACTCACGCACACGAACATCGAACTCAAAAGGCGGCCGTAGCGGAGAAAAAGCGGCTTAAATTGGAGGCAGATGTTCTCAAACATGCAAAAAATGCGGTTGAAGATGAAGATGTGGGTGTAGATGTAGCCCCATTAAAGTTAAACCCTAACCCCCTGAACAACCCCAAGGCAGCAGCGGAAACAAAACCGCAAGCGAAACAAAATAAGAAATCGCCGAAAAAAAGACCATCTACTGGGGACGATAATAAATGAATATAAATGAATATAATGAATATATGGAAATTACGGTTCACATTTTAGCAATTTAATTTGTCCATTTTGTTAATAACCATAAATAAATATAAAACTCATAAATCGTGAATATATAAATAAAATTAAATATTAATAAAAAATAGTTGTAGTATTATAATATATTTTTTACATATTTTTACATATTTTTACATATTTTACTCTAATTTAAATTACATTCTTACATGAAACCGCAAGAATTTTGGCTGTCGGATCCGACGGTATTGTTGCACAAGGATCACATAAGTGAACTGTGGCCTAAAAATGGAACTACATTAGAGACAAAATTGAACGCCGGTTCCCGGCTGGTTATTATTCTCTCGATTTTAGGATATCTATTCACAATGAACATCAGTTTTTTTATTATAGGATTCATTACTTTAGCCATTATCGGCGGTCTTTATAATATTAATAATTCGCATAGCAGTATAAGTCAAGCGGCATCGGCGCTTTTAAAATCGGGAGGAAAAGAAAAAGAAGGGTTTGCTGGACAAGGGCAAAATGGCGGCATGGTAAGTCAAACCGCCGGGGGAGTTGCAATTCGTGGTAATTTCACCACACCCACACCGTCAAATCCGCTGATGAACGTATTGCTGCCGGAAATAAAATACGCACCCGACCGCGCCAATGCAATGCCCGCATTTTCTCCTGATGTGGAAGCCCAGATTAATGAATCTACAAAGGCATACATTAGCAGCAATTTTGACGCCAGCTCGAGAAACACGGTTAAGCCGGTTGGACCGGATTCGGCGCTTGCGAATGCATCTGCCAGTGAGGGATCGCAACAAAACGAACAGGAGTCACGTGACATTTACAACAAATTATTTTCCAACCTGGGAGACAGTTGCGAATTCGAGCACTCCATGCGGAGCTTTTATGCCACGCCCAATACGCGCGTCGATAACGACCAGGCCGCGTTTGCAAAATTCTGTTATGGCGATATGCGATCCTGCAAAGAGGGAGACGAATTTGCCTGCAGCCGGAACAGCTCTCGCATAGGCCAGATAGTGGGAGCTTAAATGAAAAAAATTGAAATGGATTTCTGAGCACATGTATTGAGAGCAGGAATCACCAAACAACGATTACGAACTACGAACTACAACAATGTCCTACAACAAGAACAACAAGAACGGCAACACCCAAAACACCCAGCAGTCCAAAACCAATTCCGCCTACGTGCAACGCCCCCGCGAATGCAAAGTGTGTATTGATGCTGGAAAAACCCCAGAAGAATGCGCATCGCACTATGTGAAGGACCTTTCTGGAAATGTCACATGCCCCACTCTACTCAACCAGAAATGTCTTCTATGCGGAGTATGCGGACACACGGCAAGCTACTGCAAGGCTATGAAGACGACGACGACGAAAAAGTCTCAATCTCAGCCCCAAACCCAAACCCCAACTCAACAGTCACAATCCAAATCAAAAGCAATGGAACGTCCGACTTGCTCGAACAAATACGCGATCCTCGGAATGCTTGAAATCCAAGCGGAACAAGTCAAAGAACAACTCGCTGCCGCATTTCCACCGCTTGAACCCAAACCACAGTATTTGCGCCCATCTACTGCTGGAATTCAATCAACCTCAGCATCAACAACATCTGCAATTTCAACCTGGGCAAACCGACTCAAAAGTCCCCCTTCACCTGTTTCACAGCAACCCGAACAGCAGCGCCGCAAACCCACAAAGCCGGTCGCAATTGCAGTCTCGTGGGCTGACTACTAAGAAACATCAAAACCAACCCCAAAACAAAACCAAAAAAACCAACAAAACTAAAGGACCCTCGGTGGTAGAGGGAAGAGGGATACTTAAGCCCTCATTTTTTATTTTTTATTCAGAATCATTCAGAATCATTCAGAATAATTCGGATTCATTCAAAAACCAAGAATCATTAGAATTATTATAATATAAATTTAATATTAATATTATAAATTATTATATACAAGTAAATACAAATACACAAACAACTAAATAATAAACAATAAAGAATGTCGTTCTCATTTGATAATCTCTCGCGCATTGGAAATGACAATATTGATTTGAGCCAGCGCAATGTTCAGAATTTGAATTTAGCGAATTACAACTTATTGAACTTCTTCGCATCGGATTGCACAATGGCGCGCCCTATTGATTTCGCCACTTCGCAACCCAACGTGTTTTACAACGGGTCTCACCAGGTCGGTATTGGTGGCTGCAATATTGATACCAATTCCAAACTCACGATTGGAAGCGAAAATACGTATAATAAGGATAAATTGAGTTTGAATGAACGCCCTTACAAGACCGTTCCCTATTTAGGAAAGGGGAAGGTGAACCCCGTTTTGGAATCACAACTGATGCAGGGTGATAATTTCACGAACCGCAAGAGCGCCAACATGCTGAGCGAGCAGTGCTATATGTCGTATTCCAACACACCACTTATCCCGTCGCTGGAGGCAACCCTCAACAATTCGGCAAACTTTGTAGAAGGTGCGGCTGTTGATGGATGGGTTCGCGGTGGAGTTCCTGTTCGCCAACTTACCCGCGATATTAACCAACAGCATCATTAAACCATATTAAACAAACCCATATTAAACCATATTTTAGTAATATATTATTAGTAGATCGTTAGATCTACAATTTGACGCGTTTGGATTTTGATTTGGAATTATTTCGAATGGTGGTCTTTCTATTTCCTCTATTTCCCCCAAACCGAATCAAATGGTCGCAATTCTTTTTTGAGCACTTGTTCTGTTTGTCGTCCATCGTTTTTAACCGCGACCCATTGTAATGATTCGTTGCGCATGCAGAGTGAGCCTGAATGGCTTGATTGGATGGATAATTCTTTACCGCCGCCAGCGAACACTTGCGTTTCAGTGTTTGCATGTAAGTAGCGCGTTCCTTTTCCATTACTTTATTGGGTGTGCATTTGGTGTCCAGACATTGCATGTATGTTAGTGGCATTGTATGATAATTTATCGTATAATATAATGTTTTTATTTTATTTTATTGTTATTTTTTTACAAATTTACTTTTTACCGTGCTCGAATGTCCATACTTATATTTTTTCCTGGACTGGTTTGCCAAAATGAATGCCTTCCCTTTATGATTGCATCCATTTTTAATAATATCGTAATCAACTGCAGCAGCTTTTCCGGCGGTTATAGAACTTGCCAGCCGCGCTAAACCCCACGACTGAGGTGTTTGGTTTGGTCTTGAACCGGATGAATAATAAGCCCCCGCTCCCTTGTTCACAATCTTCCTCAGCGCTGATGTAGAACAACCCGTTTTTAAGGACAATTCGCGACTTGGTGTAATATTGCGAATACCGTATATTTTACTGGCATGCATCAAGTGTTTCGATTTAATACTTTTATAGGATGGCACCTGCTTACGGTTAAAATACTTATTTTTCTTATACATGGTTCTGGATTTCACCAACATTTTGAGTTGACTTCGCTTATCGCGCCTCGTTAGAATATTGGGAACATATCTGGTTGGAAATTGTATAACGTTCATAGCTGTTAGTTTAGGTTTTTAGTTATCTTATTACTATTATTATTTTACTATATTACTATATGTATTTAAAAGAAAATGGTTGTATCACATAAAAATCATAAAATATAAAATGTTAATCCAAATTAGATGCAACAATGTATGGTCGCATGCAAATCCCGACTATTGTGAAGCCTTTCGGAATTATAAGAACAGGCCGCTATATCACAGAGAGGAACCGGTTACTACGGGGACCTTAACGGTTTATCGAACGAATGATGATGTTTACTTGCCAACGTATATCCGGGACAGCAGTGCCGCCGACGCCATTTACCCAATTGTGGATTTTGAAGACGTCTGCGTATTTTTAGTTGATGCCAATCCAAGTGATTGGCACCCCGGGCGCAACTACCAAATTTGGGCTTATTACGATTTTATGTATGATAACAAATCGCGAATAACATACGCTTCTAAATATTCGACATATCTCGCCTATCCTGCAAACACGCGTGCGTCCGATGTGGTTGAAATTGACATTGACGGATTACCACCGAACATTATTTTCAGCATTTCTCGAAACGACAACAACAGCGTTTATTATGAGAGAAACGACGGGAGCGGTGCACGAGTCCGTATTTGCGACAATCATGCTGCTCGAATTGGATACCGCGGATATTATGCGAGGATGACCAGCGATATCGACTTTGTTTTTGGCGGGATTGTAAGTATCGACGGGTTGGAAATACCGCAGTCCATCACGTTAGAAAAGACGGACACTGAAGATGACCAATGTATAATGTGCTATTCAAATAAGAAGAATTTGCGGTTTTTACCGTGCGCACATCTTATAATGTGTTCGGCGTGTTATAATATGCTTCAAAAAAAGAAGGAATGTCCAGTGTGTAAGGGGTGTATCGCTTCACTCGGATTGTAATTAATAGCCGTAGCCGCGCGCGCCAACACGTGAAAATAAAATTGAAACAAAATTACAGTAAGTAAGTGTCAGTGTCAGTGTCAGTGAATTCAGAAAAGAAGTGAAATACCGGAAATGACAGAGACTGGACAAACGTTATGCACAAGATATGAAGCCATCGTGTATGCGAATGGAACATGCTATATTGGAGACACGGTGACAACGTCAGACGGAACCGTTATGAAACATGGATTCGGGCATCTGACGACTGCTGCCAAGGTATTTGACCCGGTTACAGGCAGGCATCTGACAATGACCGAAGCCAATGCAAGCTCTGCAAAATGGACGGAAATGGAAGGTGAATGGTTAAACGACGAACCGCATGGTCACTGCGTCCTCAGGGAACACAGCGGTGGCGCAGACCCGATTGTAGTGTATGACGGAGAGTGGATTATGGGATTCATGTATATGTGAATGTCGTGAATGTCGTGAATGTCGTGAAAATAAAATTGAAGAAGTATTTCATCGTCCTTTTTAACAAGTAGTGCGCCGAACAATATGAACCTTTTCATACTATCATTGATTCCCAAAGAAATTGCGGAAGCAATGATGGACAAACACATTTCCAAAATCATTCTGGAGGCGGTGCAAATGCTCTGCACTGCCAAACGCGTAGTTGACCCAGATGCTCAAGAAAACGAGCAGCTTTATAAGCTGGCGCATTTGAATCACCCCGTGACAATCTGGTGCAGGACAACCCGTGCCAATTTCGTCTGGACACTTGATCTCATTGACGAGATGCACAAGGAGTGGAAATATAGATACGGACACCCAGAAACAAAAGTGCACAAATCATACACAGTGGCCCAACTTCTTCGCAACCATATTCCAGTCGAAAGCGCATTCATCTTGCCAGAATGCAATCGCGTTACACCATTTGCACTTGCAATGCCGGACGAATACAAATCACCCGACGGAGATGCAGTTGCATCTTACCGCGCATACTACATGTCACCCGAAAAACAGAAAATCGCATCCTGGAAGAAATTGCGTGGACCCCCTGCGTGGTATTTGCATACGTCCGCGCATACGTCGACACTTGTATCCGTATCATCATCCATATCCATACACTGAATAAATAAAATAATAAATAAAATAATGGAATAATCTCATGATTTTGGGGCGATGTTCATATTTTTTATATGGAATATTATACATATAAGATATATACAGAGATATATACAATTAAATTAAATAGGATTAAATAGAGTATGAGTATAAGAAGGTATAGCGATTACAATTCATATTTAGCAAGGCTGAAATATGTTAATTTAGGTAATTATTTATCAGACAAGCAGTTCAGTATACTGGATGCGCGTATAAATACAGTTCAGACCGAAGTGACTGATAATTATTTAAAAAAAACCGAATCTGTTTACCTATCGATAACACCAAATTTAAGGGAAATTAGTCTCGATAGCATGACCACCATAATTTCCAAACCGGTCGACCTGACAACGAACTTTTTTTCAATTTTCAAATTGCCTGCAAATGATTCAATTCCCAATGGCACATTGAAAACAATAATAAACACGTGCGACATTTCACAAACCAAGCGACTTTATATTTATTCCGTCAACACGACAACCAATACCGGCGGGTTTAGCGGCACGTTTAATTGTTACGTGGTTCCTTGTTTAGGTGATACAATAGAGTTGTGTTGGATTTCTAACCATAATAGTTGGGCAGTTAAACGATGCGGTGGATACTTTATCAATTATAACTTATAGTATGAGTATGATTATATTAGTATATCTGTGGCAGGTTGGCAGGTGCGTCAAAACTCGAGAATCGTGGAAATAATATATAATATATAATATAGGAATTGTAAAATTAGGTTTATAAAAAAATGTAAAAATATAATTTGTTAGCACAATATATAAACAACAAACAAAAAACAA